GACGACAAGGACGCGGCGGCGTGGTTCAAGCGGGCGCGTTTCTCCGGTAGGAACGAGTGTTCTTACTATGTGGATAAATTTGACATGCTGGGCTTCAACTTTTATCTGATGCCGGAACTGGCGGCGCGTGGGCTTCTGCTGATGACGCAGTTTTATGATTTTGAAGGCAATCCGAAACACAACGCGGATTTGACAATACCATATCCCGATTTGAGCAAGTGCGAGGTTTATAATGCAGATCGTGGAATTTAAAGAGGAGCATGCAAAATGGCTGGGCGACACAGAGGGGAAACACGCGGCACTCGCCGAAAAGGGCGTGGCCTACACGCTGATGAACGGCAATCCAGTCTTCTGCTGCGGGGCGGTGGAATTATGGGACGGCATGGCCGAGGCGTGGTTTATAACGGGGAAGGATGCGGTGAAACATCCGGTGAGCATAATGAAGACGACAATGTTCCTGATAGCCGACACGATAGGAAAACTTAATCTTCATCGCCTGCAGGCGACGATTGAGGCGGACAATGAAACGGCGGTCAGGTTTGTTGAGGGGCTGGCATTTAAGCGCGAGGGATTAATGCGGAAGTTCGGCCCGGACGGTAAGGATTATTATTTATATGCGAGGATAATCTGATGGGAAATTATGTAATGGGAATGGTGACAAGCATCGCGAAAGGCATTTCCGGATCAGGCGAAGTTTACGGCGCGTGGTATGAGGGCGAGCAGCAATATTACTCTTATAAACTTCAAGAGCAGTTGACTTGGCGGGAAAAACAGGAAGCGATTGCCAAGATTGAACTGAAGCGCCGGGAAGCAGATTTTTTAAAGGTGCAGGCAAAAGAAGCGGGCATCGAAGCCGGATATGTTGAAAGAGTCGGCGAGAAGAAACTCGAAATGCAGAAGAAAAAGAGCGATGCCACGGCCGCCGCTGCGTTTGCGCGGATGGCAAAATCAGGTGTGGCGATGAACTACGGCTCGCCGGAACTGATGCTTGATGATCTGGCGGACGCGGGCGCGAGCGATTACGCATGGGTGAAGTTCCAATCCGATGTGGACACATGGCAGGCGAAACGGAAGGCGCGCGGCGCAAGGGAAGAATACGCGATGGCGCTGGCGGGCGTGCAGATAATGGAAAACCAGATACCGCTTTACGACATACAGGCAAAGCTATTCCGCCGGGCGGCGAAGGAATCCAATGACACAATAATGATGGCGCGGAAGACCATCGGCATATCGCTGCGGAACATCACGGATTCGCTTGCCAGTTTCGGCGGTGGCGGTGGTGGTGGTGGACAAATGCCAGCAGCATCGTCAGCATCAACGGGTGCTTCATAAAAGAGGTGAAACATGAATATCGTAATCCCTGAAATATTATCCGGCGGCAAGGGTAGAGAAATGCAACGCTCCGCAAGAGAGATTGGTGATGCCATCGCCCAGGGAGCGCAGGCAGCCCAGAAAATATACAATCAGGCCGGATATGTCGAAGCGAAGAAACTCGACAACGACATGAATGTGGAGTTGAATAAATATTACGCGACGGAGATGGAGCGAACGGACGGCACGAATCCGAAGCAGACACAGGAAGCCCGCGTTCAGGCAGACGCGATATATAACAAATTCGACGCGATGACCGACAACTCCTATGCAAAGGAAATGCTCCGCCAATCCTATGAGGCGCGCGTTGCCCACTACTCACAGAACCTTGATACTCATATCATCAACAGGTTGTGGCAAACCACGATAGACGGCGTGAAAATCAAGGTAGCCGACAGTGTGCGGATGGCAGGGCAAACCGGAGACTTAATCGGTGGTGAAACGGCAATCGTGGAGGACCTTAAATTACAGCGTGAATTTCTTGGCCCTCGTTTTGATGCGACAATGCGGGCTGCGTTGAGTCTGTATTACAGCAACGCCTTGCCAGCCAGTCTTTACAATCCTCAGACACGCGGCGCGACGATTGCCCAGCTTAGCGATCAATCATACAGGGATCGCTATTATAAGCACCTCGACGCGGAACAGATACGGGCGGTTGAATATCATTTTGGAATTGCGAAGAAACAGGTGGGCGAACAGCAGGCATTTTGGGATGTTGGCGCTCGATTTGGGACTAATTACACGGCTGCCTATAAATATATTTTGACTCCGGCAGCGGGGAAAAAATACGGACTGGATGTAAACCAGCAGCAGAATATCGCGCAGAGTTTCGCGGCGCTGGCGAATACACAAAAAGAAGTTGGGAAGGCAAGGGACGAGGAAACGGAAAAATCTCTTTTATCGCTGGCTCTTGACGGGAAGTTATCAATGCCGCAGATTGAAAACAGCTCTTTATCACAGGACAGGAAAATTGCATACGGCACTATTTTAAAAAATCCAGTTTCGCCGGATGGTTTTAAGACTGATCCGGCAGTGGAAGCAAAAATCGGAGATAGGATATTTAAGAATCCGCAAGAAATATCCGACCTGGAAATCGCGCTCCATGTGGGACGCGGATTGAGTAGCACGGACGCGGAGAAACTAATCAAACAACGTGATTATTTTATCCGAGATAAGATTCCCGAACATCAGAAAACGCAGGCAAAAGTTATTTATGACGCACTTGAAGAAGATTGGAAGGCGGGAATATTTGGGGACAAGGAAAAGCGTAGCAGCATCTTAGAGTATGCACGGAAGAAATCACAGTTCCAGCGTTGGCTAATCCAAAATCCCGACAAAGAACCGGCACAGTGGTATGAGGAAATCGTGGGGCCGGAACAGAAGGGGCTTATCGGTAAACTTCTTGATAAGCTTGCGGAGATAAGAAACATGCCTCTGGAACGCGAAAGAGAAGAAGAAGCAAAGAAAGAAAAATATATCCCGAATAAAACGACACGAACAATCAAGGGCAAGACATACATATACAGGGGCAACGACCAATGGGAAGTAACTTCTTAACCACGCAGGAACTTGACGAACTGGAAAGCGGCGAACAGCCAAAAAAACTTATTTCCACGGCGGATCTGAACGCGCTTTCGGGCGAAGAAGAAAAAACCGAAATCCCGACATCCAGGCAGATAGAATCATCCATGATGAGTTTTGGCGAAAAGGCGGCGGTTGCCGGTCCGTTTGTCGCTCTTTATGACAAATTGCTTGAAAAGATTAACGGCACAGAACAGGAACGGACGCGGGGTTTTTTAGCATTGACGTATGCCCACGATCTTAATCTGAAGCCGTCCTTTGCTTATCGGCATAAAGAATCCATTGATAATTATTACAAGGAACACCCGGAAAACAATCCGAAACGTGACGCAATCATGGCAAAGATTCGGGCCTATAATGACTCCGGTTTTGAGGGCGATTCCTACCTCACAAGGATGTATAAAGGGCTGCGCCGGGTCCCATTTACTATGCAGGTGGCCGCTGGTGGCATTTTGCGATTTTTAGAAGAAAACGCGGATCCTTATAGCTTGGGTTTGCGCATAGGCGCCGAGTTTCAAAACAAGGAAGAAGAAAAACAAACTTATCTGGCAGCTGCGGACGCTTGGGATGCCCGGCAAATAAAGCGGTGGGAATCCGTGACTAAATCCGGCGAGGAAAGTTTAAAGAAGTGGGAGCCGGACGTTATCCCTGGAAGTTTCAAGGACGTTGTTGGCATGGCCACGGAAACGACAGTTAATAATTTGTTGTTATTGGCCACGTTGGGGCCGCTAGGCAGAGGGACGTTTTTAACCGGATTTGGCGGTCAGGCGTTTGGGCAGTCATATGCAGAACAAATCAAGGGGGGGAGTTCCCGGTCAACGGCCACGATTGCATCGCTCATCAATGCGGGATCGGAGGTGGCAACCGAATTTATACCGGCAGGTATATATTTAAAACCATCAAAAAATCTAGTGACCACTTTTGTCAAGGCGCAGTTTGCTGAAATACCCGGCGAATCTATAAACCAGATTGTCAATGACGTGGTGGATAAAGTTACAATACACCCGGAGATGACATTAGGGCAGGCGGTTGATAATGTGGTGACGACCATTCAGGTGACGGCGTTATCGACGGGCGCATTTTCCGCGACCACGCACAGCGTCAACAAAGTTATTGTAAAAACACTGATGCCTACTCATGGCGATATTATCAAGCAGGAAGTTGATAAGGCACTGCTGGACGGTGACACTCCACAGGTTGCCGTGAAAAAAGCGATTGATGTTGTCGCGCAGACGCCAGACGGCAAAAAAATCATTGATGATAAGGTTGCCCAGCTAAAGAAGGAAGCGGCGGACTTTGAGAAAGAACGCAGCACGAAGCCGTTTATTATCGGCACGGAAGAAAACGAGCAGGGCGATGTGACCAGTTTTACCATGGCAGATCCCGTAACCGGGCGCACCTTTAACGTCCCGGCTATTCAGACAACGGAAACCGGCGATAATGTTAAACTTGTCCCGGACGTTGAAGCAATCGCGGCGGAGATGGAAAAAATCAATCTGAAAGAAGCGGAGAATTTTGACCTGGCGGTTAGCCAGTTTCTGGAATCAGGGCAGGACGTAGACACTTTCATGGACAGCATCTTCGGGCAGGAGAACTTGACAGAAACGTCGGATATTATTGCGGAGATTGGAAAGGAAAGGAATCTTACCCCTGAACAACTTGCCGCAATCAACGCAGAAATAGAAGCGGAAATATCTGAATTTAAAGCATCCTTACCAGCAACATCTCAGGTATATAAATCACAGGTAAACACAATGGAAGCCAAAGGCATGGCTTTGGCTAATAGGGCGGAAGGGCAGGCCGAAGACCCACTTATCGCCGAAGCCCGGAAGTATAAGACGGCAGAGGAGTTTGTAAATAATAGCTTTCTTGTCAGAGGCGATTCTGGGCGTAGTGCCGAAACGTCTCTAGGCATTGAAGGCGGGAAGTGGGCAACGGATAGCATAGAACTGGCTGGGACTTTTGGCGATAATATCCATTATGTCGCAAAGCCCACAAAAATATTAAATGAGAGTGCCTTTCAACTAGCAGATCGTGTTGGCAAAGATGATTTCAGTGAATTAACCGCAAGCGAGTGGGAACAAATTCGGAATGATCTAATTAAGGAAGGTTATGATGCTGTCAATCTTGGTGAGGGACACATGGATGGCGCCAATGATTTTTGGATATTGAACCACAACGTGCCAGTATATCCTAAATCCCAAATCACCGACATCTGGAACAAGGCACAGGAAGGGCAGGCCGAAAAGCCCATTTCCCTGAAGATGAAAAACGACCAACAGGTCAAAGATGTTGACGGCAAGATGGTCACGCTGTCCGCCAAAGAACCATTTTACCGCATAGAATACAATGACGACAATACCGTAACGCTGGTGGACGGCAAGGAAATCACAATCAAACTTTCCAAACTTGACGACCTTGACGCTGATTTTTCCGACAAACCAAACCCGGCTTTCGGCGGTATGACACCGGAGATGAGAGCGAAGCGCGGGGCGCAGAATCTTGTCACCCGGATTATCGAATTGGGCGGAATAGATTTTGGTAAGGACTATAATACAAAGCTACTGCGTCAAGATAAGGATTCGGCGCGGGTGATAAAAGCCACAGGAAAATCGCCCGATGCCATGACCGCAATTTTACAGGCGGAAGGTTGGCAGATTGAAAGTTCTGACCATCTGGTCGAGTTATTGAAAAGCGGCGAGGCCCGGAAAATCTACGCGCCAAATCAAAGCGATGAGCTTTTAAAACGCGACGCAGAGAAGGAAGTCGAGGCATGGGTCAAGGGAAACCTGGCAGAATTAGGAATTGAGTATAAAGACGTAAAACAAATAAAAGCTGAACTGAAAAAAGCGCAAAAAGAATACCGCGCCGGGAATAAGGACGTGCAGGCGGAAGTGAAAAAGAATCTTCTTTGGATTGCCCGGCGGATTGAATCACTGCGGAATATCCGCGACTCGCTTAATCTGACAGAAGAACAGATGCGAAACGTATCACGCCGAAATCCGCTGCTCATGGAACCGGCGGAATTTAAAAAATATCTCAACGCGGTTGAACTGCGGGCGCTGGAACTGGCGGAAGAACGACACGCCCGCGCCTCTCTTGTCCAGTTGATTGCCGACAAAAATTTGCAGAAAGTAGATAATTATCGTCGGGCGTTGGAACTCCCGACAATCAATCAGATGAACACGCAGCAACTCAACACATTTTTTGAACTGCTTGAACAGTATCAGGATGACGATGTATTCCTGACGGAACGGCAGTTGGAAACAGTTGACCGGACGGAGTTTAAAGGCATCAGGACTTGGCGGGAAGCCAGAGAAAAAATTGCCGAAAAGCTGGGTGTGCATCCCGACGAAATTAAGCCAGTTCATTCCGGCTGGCTGGATTCATACCGCTGGGACACTGTTTTGCGTGAGCAGGGCGCAGTATATAAACTTGTCGTGGACACCATGACGCGGAAAACAATCGAGGCCGAAATCAGGGCGCATGACATTGAATCGGAAATTTACAAGCTGGCGAAGAAAGCACAAAAATCCAGACCGAGAACAGTAACGCAAAAACTAATTCCACAGGATGAAATAATATTCGCTTACATGGAAGCGCCCGCGGAAGACAAAAGCAAAATCGCCGCGACGATGACCAAAGAAGAACTGGCATTGGCTCACTATGCACAACAGTATTATGCTGATTTTTTGAATTATCTTTTATCTATCCGCGCCATTGACCGAGGTCGGCAAAACTATGTTACGCACGTCCGCAAGAGTTTTCTTGAAACATTAAGGGACGACGGGGTGAAAGCGGCATTTACAAATTATTTCAAAAACATGGAAGAAGACCAGATCGCTTTTAACATTCTTGACGATGACACAGGAAACATATTGCCGCTAGAAAAATTTTTCCAGTTTTCCATGCGCCGGACAGGGGAACTCCAACCAACGCAAAATTTTGTCCGGGCGTTTATGACGTATGTTAATACCGCAGAAAAAAAGCGAATGTATGACGAAGTTATCCCGTTGCTTGCCATCGTATCACAGGCGGTTACGCCGCAGGAATTTACGCAGCGGGGACTGGAATTTGACCGGTCATTTAAAACATTCATCAATAAGTGGATTAACAATAAAAAAGGCCGGCGGATAAGTTTTGACAGCGCATTACGGCAGGGTGGAAAAATTGATGTTGCAATAAGAGCCATGCGGACATTTACAATGATCCGTGACCTCGGATTAAATATTCCGGTTGGGTTGGCCGCGACGATGGGCGAGCAGGTGACTAATGCCACGATGCTGGGGTGGGGCGGATGGACGAAAGGCACGGCCCGGATGCGGACAGAGCAAGGCAAGAAAATACTGAAAAAATATGAGGGGTGGGTTGGCCGTAGCGTATGGGAAGAAATGACGGCTCCGGGCAAAGATATTGGTGACCGGTTATCCGAGAGTATAATGGCGTTGTTTAGAATTTCAACCGTCACGGCAAACAAACAATTTCTCCTTGGTTCTATGACGGATGCGGAATTTGCAAACGGCAATTTATCTGCTGAACGGCTGGCGGACTTACGGTTGGATATGGGCCGTTTTCGGGTGGTTGATGGTGTGGGGTCATTGGTCGGAAGCACGTCTTTGGGAAGCGCGGGGTTACAGTATAAAAAATGGGCTGTGCCTATTTTGCGGACGACGTGGCAGGATATTCAGAAAACAATAAGCGATATGAAAACGAAGCCCTATGGCGAAAAACTATCATCGCGGGAAGCGCAGGAAGTGAAGCGGATATTATACATCAGTGGAACGATGTTTATTGTGGGCGCATTAATTGGCGCGGACGATGATGATAATAGTTATCTGGGCAAGTTAAAGTCGCGCATCTACAGGGAAGGGCAAACGCTGATGCAGGGTATATCTCCGTGGACATGGCTGTCCGTTCCCAGAGTGCTGACATTTATGGCGCAGGTTGGTGACTTGATTAAATCAGTGGTAACGCTGGAAACATATAAAACAACTGGCGAGTTAAAAGCAGTTAAGAAGGGCAAGCGATTGGTAACGCCTGCGGCAGTTGGACCATTACTCAAAGACGACAAGAAAAAAGAGCGCCGTTAACTCACTTCTTCGCCGTTGTTATTCCTCTACTCTTTCTCTCCCTTTGACTTCCTGCCGTCAATCGTCCGCCAGCCGGGTTCGATGATAACTTTGCAGTCCTTCGCCGCTTCTATGTCTGCGGCTAATGCCCAGATGTCGGCCTCAGTTTTAATCGTGCCGTCAACAATCATCGGCACTCGCTCGGTCTTTTTCTTTGTCTTGCAGTGGTAAACAAGATAGGTTGCCTTTGGCTGGAATATTTCTTTTATCTCTTGGCGTAGTGAAGCCACGCCCACGGCGATAAACGCGGACGCGATTATAAAAACGACTGCCACCGTCATCATGTTAGCGGTGATCTGGATGATATGCCGGTTATTTTTTTCCGGCTTGAAGATGTTGATTTTCATTTTGTTCCTTATGGTATGTTTTTTTTACCAACTGATAAGTTTTCCGCAATCCAATATTAATCAAGGTGACGGGATTTATTTTTACTTTGGTTGACCCGTCCCCCTTTTTTTTCGGCGGAAGCGTGATTTCCTTTTCGTGCCGCACTCCCGAATATCTGCGCCCTCTGTGTGACAGTTCGCCATAAACTGATTTGCGTAGGGCCTTTGCTTTTTTCCCTCTCATCTTATCCCCCAAACATAAAATTCTGCGCGGTTTGTAATGCAACCTGTATGTGCGCCTGGTATATCACCCAAAACGCCACTGCCACTATAACGGCGGCAAACAGCGCGGCAGCCACGGCCAGCCCGCCGATGATCTCATCCAGCAGGACGATGAACTTCTCAAAAAATGTCAGACTAATTTTTAACATTTGTAAAAGCCCTTTCCAGTAGGTCGGGTATGTCGTCTATCTTGACCTTGCGTTTATTGTGCCAGCGGGTGCGGCAGATTTTGTCGCAGAACTCCTGCACGATTTCGCCCTTCACGCGGCGCGGGTTCGGGATATGTTCACCACAATGCTTACAGTATGTTTTCATGCCTTAAAGTAGCGTTTACACGCCTCAAATAAAGGGTTTATGCCGCCGCCCGGCCCGACACGCCGTCAACTTTCTGCACCTTGCGCCGCCAATATTTTGTGACCTTCTCGTATTGCGCCTTTATCTCCGCCGGTATTTCGTAGGATTTGCGCTCAAACCATTTGCCGGTAACAAACCAATCACCCGCCAGTATCTTCTCTCTGCCCTCGGTGATCTTCTTGACCTGATCGTCAATCTCGTTGTATTCATCGACCACGGCTTTCAGTTCTTCCATGCGGTCAAGCAGTGTCGCCAGTTCGCCAGTGTCAATCTCAACTTCCTTGCCAATTCTTTCCGGCATACACAGGTGGGCAAAGGCGCAGCCATCGCACCACAAATCATTGTTGATGCCTTCCGGCACTGTTCCTGCCGCTATGTGTTTATTGATTTCCTCGGCGCGTTTCAGCGTTTCTTCGCCCAGGTCATAATCCAGGTCCATCCAAATCTCTTTATATGCGCCGCTTGATTTGTCTTTGAAAATAAACACGGCCTTGTCGATTCCCTTCATCAGCATGTAAAGATTTAACTGCGTGGGGTATTTCCGCAGATATGGATATTTGCCGCGCGTCAGGTCGTTGATGGAATTGATTGACTGGAAGACATACGGCGAGCATGACTTGATTTCCAATGGATAAACCTTACCGTCAACTTCAACCATCCCGTCAATGTGGCCCGTGATCTGGTATTCCTTCCAGTCAAACGAGCGTTGTTGTTCGTAAACATCAATGCCCGCTTCCGCCAGGTCTTTCATGGTGATGCGTTCAATCTCGTTGCCCATGTCAAAGACCATCTGTAGGCCGACGCCGTGCAGTGCTTTTTCTTGCCAGCGAGTCCGGTTAAAAACATGATACCGGACGCAAGGGACGCCCAACTCGGACGCCCTGTTTGCGTTAACCGGATACTGTTTTATTTTTTTTTCTTTCGCCTCAAGGATTTTTTCGATAATCATGGCATTATCCTTCCTGTCCGGGTGTTTGCGCCCCCGGCTCAATCACTCGGATGGCTTCAAGGTTTTTGCCATACTGGTTTGTCGTGAATGTTATCTCGCACTGAAGCCCGGCATCCCGCGCCTGTTTCGCCTTTTCCGCAAACGTCTTGCTGAAGGTGGTATATTCGGCGTTGCCGTTTTTGATTGTGTATTGCGTCCACGCCTTGCCGTTTTTCGTGCCGGACTTTAACCGAACATCGGATATGCCGACCGTTACCGTTTCGGCGCTTTCCGATTTGATGCCGTCCTGCATCTTGCCGTTTTTCTTGTAGTCAACGGAACTGACCTGTTCGCGGGTGATTCCGGCAAATTCCTGTAAATCTTCCCATGTCAGGTTACGCAGTCCAAGTATGCGCGTGACGCCATTACCGATGCAGTTTGTATAAGCGGCTTTTTTAACATCGCCTTTGTCGATCTCGGACGGCGGCAGTTCTTTTCTTTCTTCGCCTCTGCCGGAGTAGCGCTTGAAAAAGCCGTCTTTGCTTGACCGCGTCCCGATGGCTTCAATCTCCGCGCCAGCAAGAGAAAAATATCCCTTATAGGTGTATGTAAAATGTCCGCTTTCCTCTTTCTCAAATACCGGTTCATCGATCCGCCAGGACACGCCAAACACGCGGGCAACTTTTTCAGATCCGCTGACTTGTAGGTAAGGATTCCCGTTCTGGTCCGTCCAGTCGCGGGCATTAGTGGCTTTTAGGGCGGCGCGTTTTATTTTGTTTAGTGCGTCAACTCTTTTTTCCGCCTGATTAGCCAGTCCGATTAATGTGTCGTCAGTGATCGGCGGGATGATGACTTCATTTTCTTTGTTGGTCAATTCATTTGTCATTATTTTTTCCTTTCTTCAATCCCTCGGATCGGCGAGGGATTCTTTTCTGATTAGTTGCGGTATGCAGTCCGCGTCAACGATGCGGCTGCCGTTGCGGTTGATCGTCCGCAGACCGCCTAAGACATTTCCCGGCTCCATGAGGCCGTCCCAGTGCCGGGCGTTGCCCATGTTTTGATAAATACAGGTGCGAAACGATTTTCCGGTTTCTTCTTCCTTGAAAAAAACATAGTGGAAGAAATCGCCGTATTTACTTTTTTTCTGTTCGACTTTGAGGATTTTGGCAACCATGATCAACCTCTTTTTTTTATGGCGGGGGGCGGCGTCCTTGCATCCGCATCTCTTACGTCATGACGTGTGTGTTCTGTTACACTACCCCCGCCAGTTGTGGTTAGCGGCGAAGTGCGCCGCGAGGGAGCATCTGACTTTCCGCGGCCAACTTATCCCTCGACCAGTTTATGCTCTGGCTCCGCCTTGCTTCCGCTGTTTGCACAGCGCCAGACTGACCAACGATCTTTAAAATTCCTTTGGCTTGCACCCGGCCGGTTGCGGCTACTGTTTGCATCTGGTGTCGTGATGCAACGCTTTGGGCAATACTTTGACTTTTACAGGTGGACGCTTTGTCCGTTAGTGACGCATTGTCGCCCAGTCTTTGATTGCCAGCTTCGCCTATGTTCATTGTTTTAATTCTCCCTGATGTTGGGAGTAGTTTACTAAACTAAAAAAAAATTGTCAAGTTATTTTTACAAATATTTTTTATGCCGTAATATTTTCTTGACAGGTGATTGTAAATATAATATGCTGTTTACCATGAAATTACAACAATACCTAAAAAAGAAAAAAATCAGCAAAACAAAGTTCGCGCAAACTGCTAATATCACTAGGCAAACGCTCTACACGCTGTTGGCTGGCGGTAAGCCCTCTTACCGCACAATCAGATTTATTGAGAAGGCTACCAACAAGCAAGTGCAATACAATGATTTTTAATGTGCCATAAAAATATTATGAAACACTAGGGCGGACAATGCGGACTAAGAAACTCACACCGGAACAGAGGATCACTCAAGAGATAAGATACGTCCTGAAACTTTACGGCGTGATGCACTGGAAACACTGGGGTGGGCCGATGGGAACACCCGGCATCAGCGACATTATTGCCGTGGAGAAAAAGACAGGCCGCATAATTGCGATTGAGGTTAAGTCAAAAACCGGCAAGCTCTCCCCGGCGCAGGAAAACTTTTTAAAGCTAATCAACGACAACGGCGGCATCGGCTTTGTGGCGCGGGACGCGATGGACGTGATCCAGCGCCTAGGGCTGCGGCCGGGAAGCAATCAATGAATAGCAAAGTAATGTTTAGTAGCACAACGGATCATTGGACAACGCCGGAAGATGTTTTTAATGCGCTGAATAAAGAATTTATGTTCGATTTCGATCCATGCCCATTACATGCGAAGCAAAATGGTCTTGTTATAGAATGGGGGGGGGTAAACTTTGTTAATCCACCTTATTCACAAATCAGTGCTTGGTGTAAAAAAAGTTATGAAGAATCACTTAAAGGAAAAATTGTTGTTATGCTTATACCGAGCCGCACAGACACACGCTGGTGGCATAACTATATCATGAAGGCGCGAGAGATAAGATTTATTAAGGGGCGCTTACGGTTTGGGGACGCAAAAAATTCCGCGCCTTTTCCGAGCGCGATAGTTATTTTTAAAAATCAATAAGGGGTGTTTATGGCTAAAGACCCAGCGGTTTTATTTTACACATCAGATTTTTTAACAGGCACGACAACCATGACCAATGAGCAGGTGGGCAAGTATATCCGGCTTCTTTGTCTTCAGCACCAGCGGGGCGTTTTAAGCGAAAAAGATATGTTATTCATATGTGGTTCATACGATGAAGACATATTTAGTAAGTTTAAGAAGAATGGAGTGGGCTATTATAACGAAAGATTGCGTCTTGAAGCAGAAAAAAGAGCAGCTTATTCAGTCAATAGAGCGTTAAACCGCATGAAAAACAAAAAGAAATTTAAAAAAGATATGAAAAACATATCTAAAACATATGTTCAACATATGGAAAATGAAAATGTAAATGAAAATATAAATATAAATAATATAAGTGATAGTAAATTTAAAAAGCCAACCTTAGAAGAAATCACCGCTTATTGTTTGGAAAGAAAAAACAAAATAGATCCCGTGTATTTTCTTGACTACCAGGAAGCGCGAAACTGGAAGGTGAAGGGCGGGAATAAAATCAAAGACTGGAAAGCGGTAATCAGGACATGGGAAAAAAACGATTTTGAGGGGAGTGGGAATGGAACACGTCAGCGAATCTATCAGCAACATCAAGGCAGGGAACTACCGCCCGACATCGCCGAGTCAGCAGATGCCACGGCTAGAGAGTGGCGAGAAAAGAAGCGGCTTGCTGCCGCTGGTAAAAACATCAAAAACACCTGACGAGATTGTGCTCGGGTATTTTGATCTGGCCGATGTTGAAGCCATGACTAGGTTTTTATCCGACCGGCAGAAGTCAGAAGCGGAGTGGGAAACATTCCGCAGAAAGATACCCGATGACCTGTTGGCGAAGTGGCGCAGCGTCATGGGTGAGTGTTGGCGTAACGGCTATTGTTCTCCGAGCGTCAGAAATAATCAAATCGTTTGGAAACAGATTAAGGCGGTTGCCGGGAAAAGTGATGCCGTTGATGAATGTTCGTTCTGCACAAACACTTTCAAGGCAGGGACGTGCAGGGGCCGCGGCAAGGTGAAGATGCTTGACGGGGAATTTAAGAACTTTTTTAGACCGTGTTGGGAGAAGTGACCATGACCAAACGACAATGCCTGATATGCAAGACGTGGTTTGAGCCAAAGCAGTGGCAGCAAAAATACTGTTGCCCGGCGCACGCTCACGAAGTAAGGCGCGCGCAGAACAAAGCGAAACAGAAAATACATCTAAACCGGCCAGCGATGCTTATAGAAAAAACTGGTCTAAAATTTTCGGGAAGAAGGAGAAAAGCGATGAAGGAAAGCAACGTGAGGATATTTATAATTCCGGGAATCGGCGAGATCATGGGAACATGGCTGGGGGACGGAGAAACTCTCTCCAATCCGCGCGTTCTGCGGCTGGTGCAGGTGGACAAGGGTAAGCCACTGCCGCCGTCCGCGGTGAGTGTTGGCATGGATAAAGCGATTATCTCTGCGCCGATTATTGGCAAGCCTGCTTTCATGCGCCTTCCGCAAGGGCTTGTGAACTGGCCGTGTGATGATGAAAAGCTGCTCGCCGCCTACCGCTACGAGGTAACAGGGCTGATGCTGGCTCAAGACGTGCAGATACAGGAAGTGGAGAAGTCAAAGCGTGCCTGAAAAGATAAGCATCATCGCCCAGGCGACAGGATTCAAAAACCTACGCATTGAGGGCGGCTGGCGGCTCACGCTTGACCTGTATGAGTCGCGGCTCAAGGACATCCTGACAATTACCGCGCTGGTGAACGAGCGCAAGAATCTGAAAATAACGATTGAGGAGGAAAAACAATGATTACAAAGGATTCAGAAAAATCAAGAGTAAATTGGAATTTGGGGCAGGAACTTATCCGCAAGTATTTGTCGGGTGAGGTTAAGGGCAGCGACCAAATATCAATAGCCCTGCAAGCCTGTAAAACACACGGCGCGATGGTGGCCACGGAATCCAGCCAGGTCGGGAATCTACTTGTCGCCACGCGAATGATCTCCGAAAACGTCAAGGAGAGGGAGGCATATGTAAAGAAATCAATGCCACAGTTGGTGGTAAAATAAGTTAACCAGGTTACATTAGGTTGGCTTCATGTGTTTTTCATTTGATTAAGTTTCAGTAATTTTTTAAAAAAGGAGGAAAATTTATGTATCAGGTAACCGTAACGTTGGAGGGCGTTGCGCCGTATATCCAAAACAACCCGCTGGCTGTTGTAGAGGATGTGAAAAACAGTTCCGGCAAGACAAGGATTGGCAGGCAAGCCCCCGATCCGGCGCTGACCGGCTACAAAAACAAGGACGGTTTTTACATACCCGCGAGGCAAATTAAGGGCATGATGGTGATGGCCGGGCGCAAGGTTAAACTTGGCAAAGCAAACATTTCAAATTTCATCAAGGCGTGCGTGTTTTGCGAAGAACAGGAAATACCGCTACTGCGCGGTAAAAAGCGGATAGATGAACCGGACTTTATTTACAACGATCCCATTATCAAAAAGACAGGGGAAATGGTTTTCAACCCGCGCGTGGCATTTAAAGAATGGCGTGCGGATGTTGTGCTTAACGTGATTGAGGAAGCTATACCCAAAGCGAAAATACAGGAAGTGCTGGAAGTCGGCGGGCTATACACCGGCATCGGCGCACGCAGACCGGAATACGGAAGGTTTATAATTAAAAAGTGAGTCACGTTGGCTTACATTTTTTTTGGGTGCATCCAGTTGGCTTATGTTAAATTAAGTTTAGTTTAGTTACTTATCTTGTGGAGAAACATTAAATGCGCGGAGTAGCTATCGGAAGAACTGAAATAACCGATTTGTGCAATAAGCTGTTCGGCATTACATCGTGGGATTCCGTGAGGCGGTGGCGGCGGGACTACAAACTCCCGATCCGCTACTTCCCCAACGGGAAACCATATCTCATCGAAGCAGAAGCGGATAAGTTCGCCATCAGGTTTAGCGAAAGAAACCGGAAGGAAAGGGTGTTTGATGAGCGAGTTTGATGTTGCGATTTTGGCACAAATTAAACAGGGCTATATTTACAAATATATGCAGGCAAACGACTTGACGCAAAGAGAGTTGGCAAGGCGGATAGGCATCGGTGAGGTAATATTAGGGCGAATTATTAATTTTAAATGGCTGCCCACGTCGCCAAAGACTGGCAGAGGTAAAAAAAGCCACGTGGTTAAAAAGCTGGAGCAATATTTTGGCTTTTCGGTGGAGGTGTTGTTCCCGCCGGAGTTGACAGAGGAAATTGCGGCAAGGCTAAGTAAAAAGCACGTTGCCTTTAAAACAGTGGAATTATTACAACTTGATTGTATAAACCCCAAATACTTATCTTATGAGCAGGCGGAAACAGAAGATGAGGCCATTATAGAAAATTTATTGCAGTGCTTATCTCCACAAGAATTTACAGTTATAAAGTCCCGTTTTGGGCTTGATGGCGTTGCAACCAAAACGCTTGAACAGACTGCTGCCGATATGAGAGTCTGCAAAGAGCGAGTTCGGCAGATAGAATCTAAAGCTATTCATAAAATGCGTTTTAATCTGCATAAAATGAACAAAAATCCATAACACCCCTTTGCCCACCCCTTGCCAACTTACATTTTTTAAATCAATAAAGTAGAATTATCCTCAAATGCAACGTGAAGCACATCAAAAAGCATGTGAGGAAGCTGCGGAGTTTGCGCGGCAGTATGTCTTGAAAGAGGCAGAAAAGGCAAACGTCACTTTGCAACGCTTGTTGCAAGGCATCGCGCAGGACATGGACGCGGAAGAAGAAAAAATCTTCTACGACAAAGACCGCGGCAGGTGCGTCAAAGGTCCGAAGCAGCGGGCTTTAGGCGCATGTGCAAAGGCAAGAGATCAGGCGATTAGCATCCTGGGCGTGAAAGCGCCGGAGAAAATCGAAGCAAGCGGCAAGTTGAATTTGGACCACGAACTGTCGCCGGAAGTGCAGGAAGTTTTTGACAAGATTTACGGCAGAGGCGGGAAACTTGACCAGAAACGAAAGCCACGAAAATTATAAGCGGATTGCAGACGCGGCGAAGACTCCGAAAGAGAAGCGCAACGCCGGGCGCGAACTGTGCATCAACGATTTGTTCTTCCTGCTTGTTTATGTGCTGGGACGCGAGGACTGCGACCGCGACTGGATATATGAACGCATCAGGGAAGTGGAAGCCAACCCGGACGGGCGGCTCGACCTCTGGGCGCGTGAGCATTACAAGTCAACAATCATCACTTTCGCCAAAACAATCCAAGACATTCTCATCGATCCCGAAGTTACCGTCGGGATTTTTTCTCATACGCGACCGATAGCCAAAGGATTCCTGCGGCAGATCAAGCGCGAACTCGAAGCAAACAAAAAGCTGCATAACTTCTTCCCGGACATTCTCTGGGAGAATCCCGGCAAGCAATCATCCAAGTGGTCAGAAGACGACGGCATTATCGTGCAGCGCAAGGGCAACCCGGCTGCCGCTACCGTGGAGGCTTGGGGACTGGTAGACGGGCAACCGGTTTCCAAGCACTTCTCTTTGTGCGTCTATGACGACGTAGTGACGAAGGAATCCGTGACGACGCCCGACATGATCGCCAAGGTCAATCAGGCATGGGAGTTGTCTTTGAACCTGGGCGTGGACGGCGGACGCAGACGATACATCGGCACTCGTTACCACTACAACGACACTTACCGGCTGATCATCGACCGTGGCGCGGCAATCCCGCGGATTCACCCGGCAACGAAAGACGGCAAGGTCAGGGG